TGTGTAACAAGATGTAATATGGTTTAATTTTTTTTTAAAATAAAAATGATGTTTTATTAAATCTTTGGTTTTTTCATTTAATTCACAATTCACTTGTAACCTATGTAAATTCCAATAACAGCTGCCTTCAAAGGCTTGTCTAGTTTCTACGGGAGGTGGAACATACTCCACACTTAACATTTCTTGAATTATTATATTATAAATATCTTTAGGAAAAAAATTATCTTGTACAAATATTTTTGACACTATTTAGGTGTTTCACCTAACATATCTGCTAAAGAAGGAGCAAATACTTTTACATCTCTTCTAATCTTTTCAGCAGTTGTAGATGTTCCTGGATTATCAATATCAGCTTGAGCCTCTGCTTCTGAGTTATACTCAGCACCAGTATCTACATGTGTAAGCGTTGTTTCAGTTTTTACTTTATAATGAGGAATTCTTCTTCCATCTTCTGTTGTGATATGTCCTAGTAATTCAGCAGGTTCAACTATCGGCATCAGTGTTTCTCCAATTAATATTAAAACTAATGATAACTCTGTCATCATCAGAATTATTTGTTTGTACTTCATGTTGTAACCATGATGGGAAAAAAATCAAGGAATTTTCAACAGGTTCCCATTGTACGCTGTGAGCGAGATGTATAGAGGCTTTATCTGTTTTAGGAGGTGATAGTACCTCTGACTGTGGTTTAGGTTCTAGAAACACAATATTTCCACACTTTTTAGGAGCTTTTAAATAAAATACACCAGATAAATAGTTATATGGGTGTGTATGCACATTGTTCCGTGATCCAGGTGGGTTTATCATGCTCCACATACCAGTCATCTCAGGAACATAATTATGTTTAATATCTAGGTGATTAAAACAATCTTTAGAGTATTTTAATATGTCACCAACTAAAGGACGAAACTTTTTAATATCATATATTTCGTCGTGGCTGTGCCAACCACCGACATTGGACCGTGGCATACCCATCTCATCTTTTTCTCGTAGTTGATATATGCTATCAATAAGATGTTCATGGCCTTTTAATTGTAGTGAAAATACGGGGGTAATAAATAGAGAGTGTAAATTAATCAGAGTTGTCCTTTCGTGACCTCTAAAAAACTTGCTATGATGTGCACCTGATTGGCAGCATTAGCTTGAACTTTAAGAATATCACTTTCTTGCAAAATTAAAGGTTGCGTCAATAATTCTGTTGTTGTGTTTGTAGCAACACTCTTTGCTTTGAATACTTCAAAAGTTGCAGATCCTCGGACAACTTCAACATCAACTAAAGTTGTTGAACCAGAGTCATTACAAATTAAAAGAGATTTTACTACATCCGTAGTAGGCATGACTGGCGGCGTCGCACCAGGATTAGCCGTAGGAACTGTTATAACAGTTGTTAAATCTGTTGTGGTAATATCTACCATTGCGCTTTTAAATACATTAGCCAAGGAAAAAAGCCTCCGATTGTGATTCTTCTTTTAAATCTTGTTGGTAGTTTGTGTTAAGTAAAAGAATAATTTGATCTAGTAATGAAACCATTTGATCAAACTGATTGGAACTGTATTCTTCTGTAGCATTTGGTAATCGTGTAATTGTTATTTTAGCCATTATCTTCTTCCGTCTGGTCTAAGTTGTAACTTGGTAGATCCAAGTCTCCAAGCTGTGTCATCAACTGTGTTAGTTTCATATTTAATCTTAACCGCTCTACCTCTACCTCTTACATCAATCTTTTCTGTCGTGCTAGTAATACTGCCTGTTGTAGTTACGTTAGCTGCAGATTGTGGGTATTGTTCTAATGTTAAAGTAGCTGTCATTGTATTAGCCAAGTTATCAAAGTCAGGAACTAATCTACTAACTGACATGAGCTCATCACCATCAGCAATTTCAACAGATCCAGTTGTTAAGAAAGCAGATAAAGCTGTGCCATCTGCTTGGTTATTACCTGATTCATGTTCATAAAGATAAGAAGCTCCCGCTGTTAAACCTAATATGTTGGATACATTTGCTGTTAAACTTGCACTGTATTCTGTAGCGATTGGCTGTTCAAATACATAAGCACCAAGCCATGTTGTTCTTCCAAGATTAACAGTGTACCAAGTGTTTTCTAAATAATTGTAAGCAACACCTCTATCTATTGCTGTAGCACTTGCTGAAGGATAGTACCAAATAATTTCATTAAAAGCTGTATTGATACCACAGGCAATATCATTTCTATTTGTGTAACTAAGATCATCAAATACATAGTCTTGTACGGAACATGGCATTTTTTTAACAACACCATCATACATGTAAAAAGAATTATCAGACATCCAATATGCTCTACCATTTACTTCAATAGCAGCGTGTTGTGCTATCAATCCACAGTTAGCACCAAGTTGTCTTAGACCAAAAGTAAAAGGTGTACCAACAAATTGAACACCGTGAAGTGATGTATCCGTCCACACAAGTATTTGACCTGATGATTTAACAGCGCCTACTATTCTAGAACCATCTGATATACGCAGTGAACCAGCTTCATTGGTTGCAACTGGTGTATACTCTGTAGCATCCTCTCGATCAGAAAAACGAAATAATAAATCGTCTTGTGATGCTGGTGTACCGATAGTAGTTTCTGTACCAAAAATCATTAAATGTCTTGTGTCGGTGGAGACCAAACTAAATCTTGATGCAGTAGGAGCGTTAGACAATGCTGTTGCTCTAGCATCTATTGCACCAGAAAGATCTTTTATATAGGTGCTACCATTTAAAACCGTAGCTATTAAATCTTCACCAAAATTATCTAATGACCAACTACGTGCAAAAACAGTTACATCTGAAGAAGATCTTGGTGTATCCCATGTGCTAGTGCTCCAAGTATCTGTGCCCCATCCATATCCAAAAGTTGAAGCAGTTTCACCAATATTAATTTGATAGTTAGCATTACCCGATCCTCCTCCACCTGATGTAGAACCAGAAGCTGTGCTTGTATGTGTAACTTTATAAGTATTAGCATCAACATAAGTTGTAATTTCAAACTCGTTATTCATATCTAAACCGTCTATTGTGGAGAATGAATCAAATGTTACAAAATCTCCTTCAATAGCCCCATGATCTGCATCAGTGACGGTAACGGTTGTTGTTCCATTTGTTGTAAAAGGATTTGTTAAAGCTGCTGTTTCTCTAATAGGTGTAATGTCATAAAGAGCACTACCTGACAATAAATAGAGTTTTCTATCAGTGCCTAAAGCGAGATATCTGGTTCCGTCTAAACCAATCCAGCTATGCGTATCACGGACCACGCCCACGACAGTTTTATTTGGATCTGGTAGATATGTCCAACCTTTCCATCTTTCAGGTTTTCCGTAGTGAAAACGCACGAGATTTGAGTCAACATACTTACGTTGATCTCCTGCTGAGTAAGCAGTGTCCTGCTTGTCTATGCCTGGTTGGAATTTTAAATCAACTAATTTCATAACTTGACCCAGTATTGTATACTAAATCTTTGTTGAGGAAAAGGTACATCTTTACCGTCTTTTGACTTAATTTCAGTTATCGCATGGTCAATATAACTTGGAAAAACAACCATAAAATTATCTTGATTAGGTATAGTTATAATTTTACCATCATCCATAAAAAGCATATCCCCTCCTAACAGATTGTTACCTTGGTTTAAAATTAAGTTAAAAGTAAATATTTCTGTATCTTTATGCCAATTATAATACCCACCATTATTATATGCTACAACGTGTATATTGTGTGATTTAGGTTTTTTTAACAAGCTAAAAACGTTTTTATTTTGTTCTACAAAAGTGTTTATACCCTGTTGATAAAACCATTTATGTAAATTTACAATCATAGTGTTGTTGGGTTTTGATTCGCCCCAATTAATCCAATAGTCAAAGCCACCGCAATGACTACTAAAAAATTGATCGTTATTTTTTTTTGTCTCTTGATTTTCCCAACTAGAAATTTTAAAATTACTTCTATTGTTAGAAAGCTCTATTCTTATATCTTGAAGAACTAAAGGAGGTAAAAAATTTTCGCATCCAATAATATTTGAAGAGTAGTATTTATATTTCATTTTTTTCTGTTACAAATTGTGTAGCTACGTTGCCTTTGAATGAGTAATTACCCATGTGTGTCATGCCACTAACAATATCAGCATATATTTTGCCACCTATTTTTTGCCATAAACGACAAAAAGCATAGTCTTCTGACAAATATCTTTTAGTCTCAGGCTCAATCATCGTGTCAAAAAAAGCATAGTTCCAATCAGATGTGTCATGGTAGCCAAAGGTTTTGTCATGAGGATCTCCTAAATGTTGATCAGATTTAAATCTAAGATTTGGATAAGCTAAAGCCATTTTTTTAAAGACGTTTCTTTTTATTAACATAAATCCTGTGGCCCCATCTAATACTTCTATAAATCCTTTTTTTACTATTATTTTCTTTGGATCTTTAACATTCAAATTATATTGCAACGATGCTGCATGTAATTCATCTTCACTTATATTTGGTTTTTCTTTTACTTTTTTGATTGCCTTGGTCCAATCAATTACCTTTCGTGGATACACTCCCGTTACTACATCTTCATCTAAGTCTAGCATACGAAACACAGATTCAGGGTTAAAAGCTATATCAGCATCAATAAACAAAAGATGTGTATATTGTTTGTCATCCATAAATAACTGCACCAATGTATTACGAGCTCTTGTCACCAAAGACTCATTACCGATTGTACCAAATTGTAATTCTACTTTTTTAGTAGCTGCTAAAGCTGTAAGTTGTAAACAGCTTTTAAAATAGTCTGTTGTAAGCATATTGCCATAACAAGGTGTGCCTATAAATATTTTAGTTTTCACTATAACTCACTGTTAAATATTCTATTTTTTTTAACCAATCTTTAGGTATAGCTATAGCACCTCCTCCAGTGATGTCTTCTTTATCTTTACTATATGAACGCATAATAATTATTTTTTCTTTACCGTTATGCACCATCCATCCCACTTCTTGGCACACGGCCAACGGAGCATTAATCACGTCTTTTATATCAAGCCAGCCTGTTTCTGTATCACGGGCGTCTAACCACGTCACACGGACCATTGGAGTTTTTTCTATATTAAAGTTTTGAACTGTCATAAAAATTTAAAATTAAAACTAATACTTATTCTTGGTTTTTTTGAAAGATTAGGTAACACAGCGTGGACACAGTGCGAATCAAAAATAATTAACTTATCATTTTTAGGAGAAATTTTAACTTGATCATTTGCGTGTAATTGAAAATGTATTTTGTCGTTATCATTCCATGCGTAGGATAATAATTGCAAATCACCAGAATTTATATGTGTATCAACGTAATATACACCTGACACATCTCCTCCATGTTTATGAGGCCAATTAATATCTCTATGATTATTTACATTAGCCCAAAAACCACCTGAGACTATTTTATTAAATTTAAAGTTTTTTATTTTTTTTCCAAAACTCCATGCTTTTTTTGATATTTCTTGTGTTAATTTTAAAAAAACGCCATCTTCAGGAATATTTTGTGATTGCCATCCAAATCCATAGTTTGAAACAAGTCTACCCTTAGAATCTCCTTTTTTTAAAAGAACTATTAATGCTTTAATTTCATCTAAATAATTTTGATTAAAATTTAAATAATCTTCTGCATAAACATGAGCAGGAAAAATTGTTTTAATTTTCATTAAACTTTTACTGTTTTCCAAGCTATTGAATGCCTCATTTCTAATGAAGTATTTTTTTCTGCTTTATGTGGTAAGTCTGCCTTAAAAATAATGAGGCGATTAGATTTATAATCTATTTTGGTTTTATCTTTAAATATAGTTCCGCCTTTGTTTTTTTCTGTTAAATCAGGAAAAAACAAAAAAGTAAACTCTCCGTCATCTTGATGAAAGTTTCCAAAACTATGAGGCGGGTAACAATTTACGTAAGATCTTATTTTTTTATTATGTAAAGAATATTTTTTACAAAAAAAATCAAAAAGGTAAGTATGTGAAATTAAATGAGATGTTTCAGAAAGAAAAAAAGCGGTAGAATTATGTAAATTTTTATGGGAAGACACTTGTTTATACCAAGACATATTATTTATTTCTTCTCTTAAAAAATCTAAAAAATCCTCACTTAACACATTGTTAAATATATTAATGTCTTGCATTAGTTTTCTAAAGGCTTTGGTTCTTCTTTTTTAATTAAATGTAAATTAAAAGATACTGATCTTCTCTCTTCATTTGGTGTTCTAAAAGGATATACGCCGTGCGCTAACCAGTTTGGAAACAAAAATATATCACCAACCTTTGGTGACTCTTGATGTTTATGTCCACTGAACGTCGCCGCTTGACCATTAAACCAAGTAATATCACCTACAGTTGGATAGTGATCTTCTTTTGCATACTCTGCAGGTAGACTAGGAGGCACTCGTAAATAACATACACCAGATAGTTGACCCTCGTGTATATGAAAAGGATTGAAGTCTCCCGCCCACTGGCTCACGCACCACATTGATTCAATAACCATTTTACCTACATAATCAGGTGAAATAGTTTCACTTGCTGGTGGTATGGAAATATAATTCTTAACCATCTCACCCATTAGTTGAACCATTGGCATAAACTCTTCTGTGTTCATCCAGTCTTGAGGATAACGAACTTCTTGTTTAACATTACCCGCTAAGTTACCTGAATGATCAAACTCTTTAGATAATTTCTTATCCGTTAACATCTGCGTTGCTTTATCATCAAGCATTTTAGTAATGAAGTCAGGCATTTTGCCTCTCATTATTGTAGGACCAAAAGGTCTAATAGTGTCAAACTGTAAGACTTGTTCGGTTGGTTGTTTCTTTTTAGTCATGCTTTTCCTTTCTACTTGCAAATATCTATTGTCATATAGCAATAATTTGCCTATAAATATATAATTAAATAGGCTTATTTATCCAAGGGCAGCCTCCTTGCATACGACAATCACATAAATTGCAGTTTATTAGGAGATTATGCTTAAAGGTTTACGAGGAATATTAGAAAAAGGTCTGCAGATAGCAGCACCTATTATTGGCGGTTCAATGTTTGGAGCGCCTGGAGCAATGTTTGGCTCAGGTATCGCATCATTATTATCAGGTGACAAACCTAAAGACGCTTTAATTAAAGCAGCGGCCTCTGGCGTTCTTGGATACAGAGGAGCGGACCAGACAAGCATGATAGATAGAGCAAGACAATCAGGTCCTTACGAAGAAGTTATTAACAGAATGAATACTTATATTAATCCTGGAGATAGAGTGCCAAGGAAGCCTAACTTTTTAATTGATACCGTTAAAGATCTTGGATCAAGTTTTTTTAAACAGAGAGGCACAGAAACAGATCCAAAACCTTCTTTTCTTATGCAAGGATTATCAACAGGCTTACCTGCATACTTATCTTATTTAGCAGCAAAAGAAGATGCGAAAAAACCAGGGCCAGAAGATCCAAGTAAATACATGAGTGCGGTAGATACAATGTATGGTGGACAATTTGAAAGACCACCAGAGGAAAGACGAATACAAAATTTAACTCCTACATATAAAGCTGCGGGCGGTATGATGGGACAACAACCAGTTAATGGATTAAAGTCAATAGGACAACCCGTTCAATACTCAGCAATGACAGGACAAGGTATTATGGGTTTTGCTAAAGGAGGATCAGTAGATCCCAAAGAATTAGAAATTTTAATGGAAGACGGTAACATGTCTTACGAAGAAGCAATAGATTATTTAAAAAGTATAAGAAACATGTCAAAAGGTGGTGATGTATATCCAAGAAGAACAGGTCAGATAAGTGGACCTGGTACAAAGACAAGTGATTCAATACCTGCAATGTTAAGTGACGGCGAGTTTGTACAA